AACTTGTTGTTGATACGGAGACATAAATTGTTGGTAACCTTGCGGTCCTGCAAACTGTTGAGCTTGTTGTAAGAAAGGTGCGGCTGCATTTTGTCCGGCACTTGCTGCATCTGCTGCTAATCCGACGGTCCCTGCTGCATCAGCCAAAGCCCCGGTCCCTGCTGCTTGGTTGGGTGTAAACGCACCAGTCACTGTATTTGTCGTTCCAAGTGTTCCCATTGCTGCATCTTGTAACGCGTTAGCTTGGTCTACATATTGTTGATACTGACCAAGACCTGTTGTCGGTGCTTCTTGTGCTCCTGTTGCGATATCTTGTGCGGTTGTTTGCATTGCATCTTGACCAGCAACAAAGAAATCTGATGCAGGAACGTTCGCTCCTGATATACCTGTAAACTGTCCTGTGCTTGGATTAAATGATCCACCAAACATTGCGTTTGGATCAGCATAAAAAGGTGATCCAGAAACGGGTTTGTTACCCATGAAGTAATCTGAAAACTGTTCTCCAATACCGGTGACGTAACCTGGTGGTAATTGCTGTTGTATTGTCGTTTGCGTTGCCATTAAACTTGTGCCTCTAAATTATGCATAAGATTGTACATCCTTTGTGCTCCTACGTTTGCATCCCCGTCTCCTGCTGCCTTTACAGCATCTGCTGTCATTACAAATTCATTCTTAGATAGCATGGCAGGAACGTCATCGGCTTTCTCCTCTACTCCCATAGGAATAAATGTACCGTTTCTTCCATCGACTTGCATACCTTGAGGAACACCAGAAGACCCCATGATGCCTACTGGTTCTGTCAAGCCTCCCAGATTATACCCGACTCTGCCTCCAGTTGCCAGCATAAATCTATTGAATTTTTCAAGTAAAACAGGGTCAGCATAATTGGACTCACTGTACGGTTTACCAGTAGTTCTTTCATAAGAATCAAACCACGTTGTCCATATCTCTTTCTGTTTTGCTTCGTCTAGTTCTTTTTGTTTTTTAAGTTCTTCACCTATGGCTTTTAATGATCCAACAGTTCCAGCGACAGCCACAGTTTGTAACGCTTTACCAAAATCAAATTTTCCTGTGTACGCACCTGTTAAAGGATCATACTCACCAAAACCAGGCATTATTGCTCCGGCTAGTGATGATCCAAAATCTCCTGCTTTTGTAAAGAAGTTTTGTGCATCACCAAAACCTTTGCTTTGTACTCTTGATAAACTATCAACATAATCCTGAGCTCTTTCAGGAGATACATCGTATATTTCTAAAAACTTTTCTTGTTGCTCTGGTGTTAGATTACTTCCTGTAAAAGTAGGGTCTACAGCAGCTACGGCTTCTGTTCCGGATATAGTTTCTGTTCTAATTACATTTCCTTCAGCATCTCTTATTGTCTTTACTTGATCTTCTGTGCCAGGTATAGCTTCTTTGCCAGGATCAAAATCACCAACTGTTGCTTTCTTTCCATATTTTATATCTTGTGTGCCTTCCATAGCTTTAGTAAAATCTTGGTCACCATAAATATCTCCACCGGAAAAATTGATTCCTCTCGTACCAAACTCTCTTGCTGCGTATGGATTTTCAAAATAGTTACCATACTCATTCATCTTCATACTCATTCTAGGATCAAGGGCTCTTTGAAATGCTGTCGTTCCTCCTCCTTTAGGGCCTGGTAAACTCTCAGCAATACCTGCTGATAATCTTTGACCGACCGTACCTTTAGTTGGATCTAATCTACCTGCTTCTCTTATGGCTCTTGCTTGTGGTGATGCTAATGCTATGCCTGTTGCTACGGCTGAGAAAGGATCAAACTTACCACCGTGTTGTTTAAAAGAACCCAGTTGACTAAGAGCCATACTTCCAACAATTCCAAGTTGCGGTGCAACCATTGGAGCGATCATACCTAGATAAGGAGCAATCTCCTTTGGTACAAACATGTCTCCTAGTTTATTAAAAAAATCCATTTATTCTCCGGTCCCTGATCCAATTGGTACTTGGACCACTCTTAATTGTATATCTTTGGCTTTATGGATTGACCAGTCTTGGCCGCAATCGTTGCAGGTGCCGGTTGCCTGTTCGTCTGAATCTACCTCATTATTGCAGTTTTTACAATATATTCGTTGATACACCTCTGGTTGTATAACTGGCACTTCCTTGCCCTCAACCATCTGTGTGCCCAATATTTTTGCATCTTGTATCTTCTTCATTCTGATATTTCCAATACTGACACAATTACATGCAGCGCGCCACCAGATCCAGCCGTTACTTTTATAATGTCGCTGTCTTCAAGAACTAATGGTTGTGACAATATTTCTGTAGCTGTGTTTGCTGCAATAGATAATACACTTGTAATATTAATATCCGATCCAACGCTAGCATCTGTGTTTACAACATCAGCTGTAACCGCCCCACCTGACACGTTACAAATACGAATAGACCTTACTAAAGCTTGTACAGGTTTTTGTACAGGTGTTGTAGATACATCTGCTGTAGGTACAGTGTAAATTGTTGTTTTGTTAGTATTTGCTAAAACAACGCTTCTATTTTTGTATACATCACTCATGATAAAAACCACGCCCTTGCTGTTGATTCTTCACGTAAGTCTTGCTGAAACGTAAAGTTAAGTTGATTGATTATGTTCTCAAGCTCACGAATAAGTATATCTTGCTGTTGTCTGTCAAACTTATCTTGTGGTAACGGTAATCTTGTAATATTAATTCTAGCCATTATCTTCTTCCATCTGGTTGTATATCTAATCTAACTGTTCCAAACCTCCAGTTTGAATCTACAGCATTACTAGATACTTTTAAATTAGCTTGTCTACCTCGACCTCTTACAGAAAAGAATTTTGTTGTAGAAGACGTTGAAGATGTAAATGATCTTGTGTTTGTGCTTGCTGGATAGTTTGCAAATTCTATTTTTATATCCGTAGTACCTGCTTGATCTTTAAAATCAGGTATGACACGTGAACATAAAAACACTTCGTCTCCTTCTTTTATGTCAAAATCACCGCTTGTAATCTGACAGTCCATAGCTTGACCATCATCATTAAAACCGTCTTCGTGTTCAAACAAAGTAGTACAACCAGTAGTGACACCTAATATCGTGTTGTTGTTTGGTAAAGAGTTTGAATCATAAAAAGTTGCATACGGTTTAGGATACACGCCCCTATCAACCCAAGAAGTTCTAACAAACCCATCATTTGTATACCAAACATTTTCTAAATAATTATAAGTAACACCTCTATCTAAAAAGTTAGAACTTTCTGATGCATAAAACCATGTTACTTCATTAAAGTCTGTATTCACCGCAATAGATATTTGACCCGAAGCTGTTGCATTAATATTATCGAATACAAAATCTTGCACAGTACAATCTAATTTTTTAATTGCACCGTCAAATGAATAGAACGCTGTCTGACTCATCCAGTATGTAACACCATTTACATCTGCAACAGAGTTTGCTGATACGGCACCACAGTTAGAACCAATTTGGTTTAGACCAAATATAAAAGGCGGACCAATATTATTAAGTGAGTGTAGCGCTGTATCTGTCCACACAAGAATAGAACCCCTAGATCTTTTTGCCGCAACAATTTTAGACCCATCCTGTATTCTAAATGATCCAGCAGTATTAGTGCTCAAAGGTGCCCATGTTTGAAAATCTTCTTGTGAAGAAAAACGTAAAAATAAATCATCTTGTGATCCTGGTGTCCCAATAGTTGTTTCTGTTCCCATTAAGAAAATATGTCTATCCGGTGATGATACTAATAGCACTCTGTTTTTGCCAGGAGCTTGTGATACTTTTGTAGCCCTGGTCCCCGTTCCAGCAGACAAGTCCCAACGATACAATGCATCATCATTTCTAATTGCTAATAAGTCTTCTCCAAACGTATCAAACTGCCAGTAAGTTGCTTCTAGTGCAATAGTTGTTGTAAGACCTGGTCTGTTCCAACCAGAACCACCACCAATATTTTGACGAGGCTGGTTCCATGCACCTGTACCCCAACCAAAACCAAACGCTGATCTATCTGTGCCTACAGTTATTTGATACTTTGCATTACCTGATCCACCCTGTGAACTACCCGTACCGGTAGCATTGCTAGTGTGGGTTACTTTGTAATTATTTCCATCGATTACTTCTGTGACCTCAAACTCATTATTCATGTCCAATCCTTGGGCAGTAGAAAAAGAATCAAAAGTTACAAAATCCCCGGCGCTCGCTCCATGAGAAGTGTGTGTAACAGTTACTATCGCTGATCCACTTGTCATTGCAAAAGGACCGGTCAACGCTGCTTCAAGTCTTATTGGTGTAACATCATAGAACTGACCTTCTGTATATATGTATAACTTTCTGTCTGTTCCAAGAGCCAAGTGTCTAACACCTGTCAAAGAAACCCATCCAATAGATGCACGTGTAACACCCGCAATTTTTTTAGTTGGTACGACCTTTGACCAACCACCAATTTTTTCGGGTAAACCTGTTCTAAATCTAACGTTCTTTGAATCTATCCAGCGACCTTCAGCCCCATAGGTTGTTGTTTGCTTGTCTATACCCGGAGCAAAAGTTGTTTTTACTAAAGCCATTATACCCCCACATCAGGAAGTTTAACTGCTTTTATTGTTTCTGTCGTACCTTTATTGTCTACTGATTTTGTGACGTCTCTTAGTAGTTGTTTCTTTGCAACAATATCAGAAGTATCTTCACCTGCCTCTTGTGCTCTCATATACAAAACATCTAGTGCTTTAAATTTTTCTCTGCGTTCTATTCTTAACTCTTCTTTGTGAACTTCTCTTGCTTTTGTTATATCAATATTAATTGCCATTCTGTCCTCCTATACCGTCTGTCATTTCAGATTCGTCCATGTCCCATGCGTTTCTAAAATATCTATCTGTTGGAAGATCTTCCGCATCAATTATTTTATATTTTTTTCCACTAGGTACATCTTTTTGTGCTATTTCATCTAGTGTTAAACCACATCCATCTATTGGTTTAATAATAGAAATACTCCCATCGTCTTCTTTAAACACTATAAATTTTTTCATAAACTCCATAATTATACTCCAAATACTGACACAACTACATTATCTGTGTCTCTATATGCTAAACTGTAATCGGTAAATATTGCAACACGAACAGAACTAGTTGATGGTGCTGCACCAGTGCTATCTATCCAACCATTTATATCAACTGCAAAATATCCAGCTTGTGATGATGGTGTAACAATTATACCATAGTTTGAATTAGGCATAGCAGTTGAAAAGTTTACTGTGTATTTACCAACACCATGATCTGTTATACTAGATACATTTTGACTACCATAAATACTGTTACTACTATTACTATTAAATCTAACCCATGCTCTTTGAGCATAGTAACCAGGGCTGCCTGATCCTGTAATAAAATTACCACTAATTCTATCACTTGAAAGTGTGCCCGATGATATATTACTAGCGTTTATGTTTGTAATACTTGATCCGTTACCAGACAAAGATCCACTAAAGGTTGTAGCACTTAAAGTGCCCGACACTGTAGCCCCTGTTGAGGTAGTAGCTATTTTTGTGCTGTCATTATGTTTTAAATTTACAGCTCCATCAGCATCGCCTGTAATTATATTTTCAGTTCCAGCAGCGTTTTGTACTCTAAAAGTATCTGTTCTTAACTGAAGTGTGTTGTCAGACTCAATCCTGTCAGCACTACCAGAATTATTATGATATATTCGTAAATCGTTGCCTGCACCAAACCTAGCTTGAATCTCATCACCAAAACTTAAATTACCAGTCATAGTTCCACCAGTGGTTGGTAATCCACTTGTTGAAATACTATTTAGTTGTGTTTGGATGTCTGAAGTTACGCCATCTAAATGTTGATATTCTGTATTACTAACAGTACCGTCAGCTACTTGTGTAGCTTCTATTGGTATTGTTGCATATTTTTTTGATTCGTATGTAGCCATGTTATGTCTTTATAATATAGTTAAGAGATATGTAAGAGTTTAAAATATTTACTGATCCGGAGCTACCACTAAAAGAACCAGATGCACCGTGATTGTGTGAACCACCACCACCTGCATTTCCAATACTTGTAGAACCACTACCAGAAAATTGAGTGTACTGATTTGAAGTTTGAGCCGGACCTGCGTTTTGGTTATTAGTTCTTAAAATAGTTGGAACAGGACTAGGGTTTGCTCCACTAGAAGGTGGTTTTAAATTTATCATTGTAACAGTACCAGAAACACTTGTTGATGCACCGTGACTGTGAGATGGTATTTGTGACAACGTTAATGTGTGGTTGTTAACAGAAACAGCAACATTACCTGAAGGTGTAAAACTAGTTGAAGTTGCTCCACCCGTAGAACCAAGTGCATACGAACCTGATTTACCTATTACGAAACGACTCTGTACATTTGGCACATTAAATGTGCTTGACCCATCGCCCGCTCCATACGTAGTTGAAATAAGTGCAAACAAAGCACTGTATGTTGAACGTGAAACAGCTGCTCCATTGCACAATAAATATCCAGTTGGAACACTTCCAGCAACTGCAGAAAAGGGTATAATCATTCCTGTTTGCACAACAAACGCACCTGCTGAATCTAATTTAGTATTTAATTGAGCAGCTATGGTTGAACCTGTGCTTATGCCATCTAAAGTTTGAAATTCTGCATTACTAACAGATTTGTTAGCAATCGTGTCAGCTTGAATTGGTATGTCGTATTTTTTGGATTCGTACGTTGCCATACTATTTCTCCATTATTTTCCAACCAAAGTCCGTGCCTGTAAATATTAAAGTAAACCCTGCGCCCTCTGTAGATACAGTTCCGTTTGCAGTTGCTCCAAAAACTTTACCACCATTTGGATTTATTGTTAGTGCGTTTGTATCAAAATGATCTGCAACATCTAAAAATCCAATTTGATCACCAACAGTAGAAGCTCCTGGTGCAGGTAGTGTAACTGTAATTGGTGCATTTGCACCTCCAGCTGTGTTTGATGTATTTATTAAAAGTCTTTGACCCGCTACAGCTGTAAAGGTTGACGAGTTAACTGCTGTTACAGTTCCGGCGCCACCGGTAGATGTAACTATTGTATAAAAACTTGTGCCGTCTGTTGCGATAATTGCTCTAGATCCTGCTGGTATAAGAGCTGATGTATTACCACTTGTTCCTTGTTTTAATTGTAGGGTGTTTCCACAATCATTAATAATTCTAAAAATTCTTTCGCGAGTATTGTTAGGACTTGTGTTATTATTAATTTGAATAATAAAAGCACTGTTTGTGTTGTGAAACCTCAACACAGCTTGTCTGTCTTTTTGTGTAGCTCTTGTTACAGGTCCGTTGTTAAATGTAAGATCATATGGGCTAGATTGCGCTCCTAGATCAATTGATAAAAAACCAGAAATTGCTTCGTCTAGTGTATTACCAAGGTTATTGTTAGTTGTATTACCCCACGTATTTGATTGTTCACCGTCACCAATTAACTCAATTCCTAATCTATCAGAAAATGTTGATGCCATTATGCTGCCTCTCCTTCAATTGTTCCTGCGCCTGTTGTCGATACCTCAGACCAAGAAGACCCTCCGGCACCAGTATTTGGTACGGCTGTACTTGGTATTGTACCCGCACCTGATGTCGATACATCAGAATATGACGCACCTCCGGCCCCAGTAGTGCTTATAGACGTCCCAGATACCGTAGCTGTAGTTGTATCATCTACATCGCTAAATGTAAACGCAAAAAGACCACTCGTAACGCTGGTTATCAGATTACCTGTAGCGTTTACACCATAACCTAAATTGACACTATTTACCGATAAGTTGGCTTGTTGTCCTGTTACGTTTGTTGCCCACCCTGGAATTACAGAATTAACACTAGCTGTAAAGCTTACCCCTGTTGTAAGAACTACAGGGCTTAAATTAATTTGTGTACCAGTTATACTGATAGTGTTTCCCATGCCTGCGCCATGCACAGTGCAATAATAACGTATGTTCTCAAATTCGTTTACAGGAGGTATGTATTCTACTCTTGCCCCAGCTTGTCCAGGTACACCCACAACAGTTACGTTTTTATTATATGTGCCTCCTGATTGTGTTTGTAATCTTAATGGGTGACCAGCGTTAGTAGGATCACTTTGATCAAATATATATTTAGTTCCTGTTCTAAGTGTTAGAGCAGGTTTTTGTACACCATCTACAACATAGATATTAACACCGCCTTGGTTAACGACCGTAATAGTAAATGTTTTTTCTCCGTCGTCTTCTAATACTTTTGCATCTAGTTCTAGTCCTGTTGTAGCTGGACCTAGTGCAACTTGCCCTACAGCTGGAGTTATAGTTTGACCAGTTATGGTTGGGTCTGCGTTTAAGAATATATTGGCTTGGCTAAAGTTTAAAGCTACAGGTATTGCAAAACCTGTTTCAGACGCAATGACTTCGTAACCTATGGTTGCGCCAAGGCTTACTGTCATTCCCAGGCTGTTTGCTGGTAAGTGTATTGTGCCGTCAGCAACAACGGTAGGATCGTTTAATGTAACAGTTGCGCTAAAGCTATCTTCTTGTGGAACAACTGACGGTGTTACTGTTCCTTGTGTAAGGGATAAATTAAAACCGTTTACAAAGTGAGTTTTTTGTACCGAATATGCGTTGGATAAAGTAACTGTTAAACTTTGACCGGTAAGACTAACCTTTGCATCAGGATTAAAACCTTCCGCACTAAAGGGAGCTTCTGAAAAGGCAACTGATCCTATCATTAGCTATCCTTTTTAAGTTTTTTTACTTCTGCTCTTAATTCTTTTATAGCTTCGATTAATAAAGGTACGATTTTATCGTAGTATACAGTTTTGTAGTCTACATCTAAGTTTTCTATTTTTACGATAGGTGCTTCTGTTACAACTTCCGGTAATACTTTTTCTATTTCTTGTGCAGAGACTCCAACTTCTACCCCTTCTTTAAATGATCTACCGCCATCTAAACCTTTTGCTAAGTCGTTCCATTCATAATAATAACCGTTTAGTTGATCTACTTTGTCTAGAGCATTATCTATTTTACCTTTAAAATTTTTTAATCGCTCGTCAGAACTATAGGCTGTAATGTTTGAACTCGCGCTGAAAGATCCCGAGTATGACCCTGACATTGATATAGTCCCTGTAGATGTGATTGTACCACCCGTGCAACCATTGCCTGTTGCAACAGACGTAACGCCACTTGATGTTACATAACCTGCACCGTTTGTAAGTTGGTTGTTATTAGTTGGAACAGTGGGTGTGCCTGTTAAACTTCCATAGGGTAAAGACCCAGCTAAAGTTGTAGCTGATAATGTTCCTGTTACAGTTACACCACCTGAATTTGTTTCAAGTTTTTTAGAGTTGTCGTGATAAAGTTGTGTGCTACCATTGTGAACACACTCAATGTATGTTTCAGTTGCGTCTGGGTTCATAAGCAAAAGATTTTCTGCTTGTAATTTTAAATGACCTGCGCCAGTTTCTTTTATAATACTATGATTATTTGTCGTTTCATGAAAAATTTGTAAATCTTCTGAAGCACCAAAAACAGCTTTGGCATTATCAGGTATGGCTATATCATTGTTAAATGTTGCTTTACCAGCAGCTGACATATCAAGAGTTAAAGCTGTTATGCCAGAACCACCATCGTCACCTCTAAACTTTATGCTTTTATCTTGAACAGATGATACTATTTCTAAATTTTGTGGCCCGTTGTCGATTACAACTCTACCTACTTCAGTTCCAGCATCTTTAAATCTTACTTTACCACCATCAGCATCTAAACTTATGTCGCCGCCAATATCTAAAGCAAAATCGGAGGCATGAGAAATATTACCTGTCATTGTACCACCAGCTTTTGGTAAAGCGGCGTTTGCTGTAGTTGTTGTTGAAGTTAAAACACCATCCCTTGTTGCAATATCAACACCATCAACTGTGCCACCAACAATTATATTACTTGCAAAGGTTACATTATTATTAGAGTCTTCTACAACTGCTTTAGATGCAGGTAGTGTACAGAAGACATCTTTTACACCAGCACTAAAATTTACGTTATTTGTATTATTATCAGAGTTTGCTAAAACTGTTGTTCGAGACAAAGTGTCTGGAGTTCCACTAGTTACGGTTCCAACACCAACTTCAAACTCTGCCCCACCTTGCAGAGCTATACAATAATAAGTTGCATTGCCATCACCAATTCTTTCTACAAAAGTTTCAAAACCAGGCGTGGCGCCCGCTAAATTTACGGTGCCCGTACCTGTAGTTGTGGTCGTTTCTTTGACTCTATCGTTAATAGCAACCATATCTTGGCTCCTATCCTAAACGAATTATCTCTGATCCACCACCAGCTGTTGGGAATTGAATTGTAAATGTACCATTAGATGCTGTAAAGTCACCACCAAACGCTAACACGACAACAGCATCATTAGTTGGAGCACTACCATCTTGTCTATAAATTAATGCACCATTTGCGGTGAAAGATGCACTTGTGAAAGATAGATCATCAAAATCTACAAACGCTGTAGTTCCAGACAAAGTAACACTTGGGTTTTGTAATTGTTTACCACCTGCTGTGTAAGCAGAACCTGATGTGTTTGTAATTTCATTTGATGTAGAATAAGCTGTAGTTGCGGCTCCTAAAGAAGCTGAAGAAGTATATAACGCAAGAAAGTAAGTTGCACCACCATCAAAGTCGTGGTTGCCTTTTAGTAGCTCTTGTTTGAATACACTACAAACTGCTTGTGATATTGCCATAATATTCTCCTATTAAGGGTTTGCAGATGGTATAGGAATACGAATGCTCCCATCCCTATATTCATCTCTTCTTCTTTTACCTAATTGTTCTTGTGCAAGTGCCTGTATTGCTTCTTGATAAGAAGCTTCGTACACTTGTTGATCGTTCGGCGCTTTCAAGAACTTAAACGCTTCACATAAGCAGGCATATAACAAAACATTGGGAGCATTTACGCTGATCCATGTTTGCGTATTACCGGTTGATAAGCCTGTTGGTTTTTTAGTAATACCTATCTCAAATTTATACACTGCATTAGGTGTTGGTGCAACGACTATTGTGTCCATATCCCAGTTTGCAAAGTATTTTGGTTTAGCTGTTTGGCCGCTTTCTGGCGTGTCATAGTATTCACTCATAAAATCTTGATCTACTCTGACAAGCTCAGATCTCTGTTTTGTGCCAGAATCAGTGTAAATTGTAACATATCTAATAGATGCAATATCTGTAATTCTTGGTGTAAATGGATCTGTGCTGTTTCCTGGTAATTTTACAAACCTGTTATTTGCTGCAGTATTTCCGTTTACATAAGAATAGTCACTATTCAATTCAATAGCTCTAAATATTCTGTGTTCAGCATGTTCAATAAAATCATTTACAATAGTGTCAGTTAAAACCTGATCATCTGTTTCCGTGTATCCTCTAATCTGTGTTACTAGTTCTGCGTATGTTGTCATGCTATTAAACTCACTGGTCCTACGGAAACTTCTCTGCCTCCAAATCTTCTTATACCACCACTTTCAAAATATTTAAAGCCTAGTCCTCCTGCAGCTTCAAATTGATTGATATATTCTGTCCTGTCATCAATAAGAAGTTTATTTGCCCCTCCAAAAGGCCCTTTATTAAAATTTGTAGCATAATTATTAGCAGCTGGGGCTCTAGCTCCTGTTAAATTAGCTGCTATCCATGCATTTTTTTGGTTAGTCATGTTCGTACTTGTAGTAGTAGATAGTATTTCATAAGAACCATTTTTAGCTATAATTAAATCAACTAAAGCATCTGTTTCAGCTCTTTTTGCTAAATTTTGAAAGAAAGTAGTCGGCACTGCTGCTATTGCTGCTAACTCTATTGCAGGTGTTAAATTATACCAATCTCCTCCTGATTGTAACAATCCTTGAGCTGTAGCAAAAGCTGCTATTGCGTTGTAATATTCTGTAACAACTCCATCCATATCTAGATAAACTGTGGTTGTTCCAGGATTGCAATTAGCAGTAAGCCAATCTGTTAATACATCATTAGGATTAAAAGAAAAATTATCATTATCTATTTTTGTTACAATATGTCCAGGGGCATAATTTACATCGTGTGCATCTATGTGAGAAACTTGTGGGTATGGAGGAAAATGAGGTTCTGATTTTCTAAACCTAACTCTGTCGCCATTAGAAAACCCATGACCAGGATCATTTATGTTAATAACTTCTGAGTCTCTAGGTCCTGTGCTTAAAGCTGTCGAGCTTAGCATATGTGCAACCGCAGGCTCTACTCTGTCTGGTCTAGCGTTTTGTAAACCTTGTGCATCGCCTTTATATACTTTTGGTTCTAGTTGTGGGTGTTTAGTTTCAAATTCTGTAAAATGAACAAAAGATCCATTCCATTCTTTTCTCATTTCGTCGTAAGGAAATGCTTGTCCGCTTCTATCGGAAATGGCTTTTGATTTTTTTCCTGATGCAAAATTAGACATTTGGATAATATGCTTGTGGAGTTATGAATGTGCTGGAAGAAGAACCATCCTCTGCTAATGCTCTTTGTAGCTCATCTTCATACAACAGTTTCATTTGTTGTACTAATTCTGGTTTGTATTTCTGTGCTAAGTAATAAGATAAACCAGCTAACATACAAGGCACAAACCTATAAGGTACGTCTGCTGTGTTACTATATGCACCTGCATCTTGTATTCTTTTTACAAAATAAATAGCAAGGTCTTTAGCTGCATTTGCTGTATCTGGTGTTGGGTAAAGGGTTAGTAATGTGTGGTCTATAAATCTTTGTACATAATATTGAGAAGGTGCACCCTTTGACAATTTGTTAGATAAACCAGAATAAGTTGATCTATTTATTTTTGTCAGTGCCGTATCACTTTGAGTTGTAGTTCCTTTGCTACTTCTTAATGCTGCCTCTAATATATCATCTACACCATTTACTGGATTTGTTGGGGACGTAGTTGCACTTGTGCCGTCATCAGCACTTCTAAAAAACTTATACTCTGCTTGTCCCTCAACTAAATCAACATTTGTTTTGTCTATTTCCCAATAGTGTAAACCTCTATTGGCCCATTCTTGAAACATTATATTTAAAGAACGTCTTGCTGATTTTAATTGATAACCACTAACAGACCTAAGTCCTACGCGATCGTACGACTCCTGTATGATATCATCTATTGAGAAACCACTTTCAAAAGTAGTTGTACCCGATGTTGCCATCTAACCTCCTAGTTGAACGTTACTGTAACGCCACCAGTAGCTGTTAAATCTAAAAACACACCCGTCTTAAATTTGATACCACTACCTGGTATAAAAACCTCTAGCCCCTCTGTACCAAACTTAAAAGTGTGTGATGTCCCTGATGCTGAAGTGTTATCATACAAAACAACAGCGCCACCTGATGCTCCTGCTGCTTGTATAGAAGTTACTCTACAAGGTCTTCCCACTAGCTGTCCGTCTGCCGCTAGATGTGCTGTTTTTTGGTCTGATGTGAATGATCCTCCACCTGCCATAATATTATCCTCCTAAATTTGTGGGGCCGAAGCCCCACATTAATTAATCTTACGATTCTTTAGCAAAAGTTCCTCTAACTTCAGTAACTGACCAGTTAGCTGTGCTATCTAAAGATGCAATCACAACATAATCACCTTGTTTAGAGGTAGATTTTGTGTTGATTAAATCTTTATCATCTGTTGCAGAACCAGCGTACTGGATTCCGTCAGAAGCATTTGGGCTGATAGTTAATGTGTTAGTACCGTCTTCTGCAGCGTTTACAAATTTGAAAACAGCTCCAGTAGCAATTGCCGGTAAAGTAAATACAACTCCATCAGTTGCACTTACAAAAGTTTTTCCTGAATCTCCAGTGGTAACAGTGTAGTTTGAAGTTTTAGTTTCAATATTTACACCTTCTTTACCTTCTAGTACTGGACCTGAAAAAGTTGTTTTAGCCATGATATTAATCCTCCTAGTTTCCGTTAATATAGTCTCTAGGCCGTCGACTGCGCGCGTCTATATTAACTGTTTTATCGCAGTATTGTGAATATACGCTTTTAATATGTTATTTGCAAATAAAAAGGGCGGCCGAAGCCGCCCTCTTAATAGATTCATAATCTTACGATTATGCGCCTGGAGATCCGAAGATACCTCTAGGATCAGAGAAGCCGAAGCTGTATCTTTCCCTAGCTTTATATCTCATGTTACCAGTTTCAAAATCACCTTCCATGGCAGTTTTGATTGGCGCACGAACCATATGCTTCATTCCGTTAGGAACATCAGTCTTAATGAAGAACGCGTCATCATCAGATAGGAAGTTGTTTACCACGTATCCTTGTGGAATCATTCCTTTAGATGCCAATGCGTTGATGTCATTGTCAGCTGTTCCAACTCTGTTCGCAGATTTCATGATTCTCTCAGCTATGAATTGCTGTGAAGAGTGAATAATTAACTTCTGTCCTCTTGCTGCAATTTTTAAGCCACGCTCATCAGTCATCTTAGCGATGTCAATGCAAGCTTGCTCTAGTGAAGTTTCACTAAGGTCAGCAGATGTTGCTAACTCGTTAGAGAAAGTTCCAGCTATTGTTGGGTGGTCAGTTGCACAAAGTGCTTTACCGTCACCGCCGGTAGCTGATGTGAAAGCGTTGTCAAGAATGTTGACAGCTTTAACTTGCTTTGTTTGAGCCATAGATCTTGCTAGTGCTTTTGTGTAACGAGTAGAGATTTTGTCATACAAGTTATCTTCAATCGCTTCTTCAGTGATTGCAAACGCGAGAGCAATTGTCTCGTGTTGATATCTTGCTGTGAAAGTCTCTTGCGCGTTGTCATAAGCAACTGCTGAACCTTCGGCTTTTACATTCGCTTTATCGAAACCTGATAACATTACTTCTTCTTCGAATGCTCGATCAGAATTTTCTGTATCATAAATTTCTGCGTGTTGGTTCTCGTAGTTTTTGTACTCAAGTCCGAATAATGCATTCAGACCTGGCTCTAGCTCTTTAGCTAGTTGTTGTCTTGATATAG